TGAATCTGTTGGTTTTACTGTAGGTTCAACAAGATTCACTTTTGGTTTTTCTTGTTTAATAGTTGATTGATTCACTTTTGAAATATCAACCGCTAAGTGTTTTGCTCCGGTAGATATCGCTTTAGTTCTAACATAATAACAAAGAGTTTTTAATCCTTTACCCCATGAATGAAAATGAGATGATGAAATTTTTGATAACGTTGGTTCCGACATATAGATATTCATTGATTGTGATTGGTCAATAAACGGTGCTCTGTCAGCCGCCATATCAATAAGTTCTCTTTGAGATATTTCCCAAATTGTTTTGTATTTTGGTATTAAGTGTTCAATTCTTTTAACTTTCTTGTTGTAATTTTTATCTTCAACATCAAGATATTGATTGAAATTAATATTTTGGATAGACCCTTCGTTCATGATAATTTCATTCTTTAAATCTTCACTCCAAACCCCTAATTTTTCAAAATCAGTAATTAAATATTTGTTTACAATAAGAATTTCTCCACCAACCACACGTCTGTTAAATAACGCCGAGTGAGCTGGTTCTGTCATTTCAAATGAACCTGTAATCTTTGCTGAAGATGCCACCGGCATCTGAGCGGTGAATAATGAGTTACAAACCCCATATTCAGCAACTTTATCTTTCAATCCCATCCAATCCCAACGACCTGATAAATTATCCTCATTCATTCCCCACATATCAAATTGGAATACTCCTTTAGACATTGGTGAACCTTTGAAGAATTTATACGGTTTGTATAAACCTTGTTGACATAAATAAGAACTCTCCGTGATTGCAGCAAAATAGATTGTTTCAAAAATATCTTTGTTAAGTTTCTTTGCCTCTTCAGATGTAAAAATAAAATCCATTAAATAGAATACATCTGCCAACCCTTGAGTACCAATAGCTATCGCCCTTTGTTCTAAACCACCTTTTCTACCTTGTTCGGTTGAATAACTATTAATGTCAACAACTTTATTAAGTGCTCTCACAACTTTTCTAACTTCATTGTAAAGTAAGTTAAAATCAAACTCTCCTTTAATAATAAAGTTTTTCAATACCATAGAAGATAACGTACAGATTGCAGTTGTTTCCTCATCAGTATATTGGTAAATCTCATTACATAAGTTAGATTGTTTAATCACCCCGATGTTTTGATGGTTAGTTTTTCTGTTAGCACTATCCTTAGAACATAAGTAAGGAACTCCTGTTTCAACCTGAGATTCAATAATCTTATTCCAAATTGTTTGTGCTTTTACTTTTTTACCAAGTCCAAGTTCAACCGCTTTGTTATAGTTTGTCTCATACTCATCACCATAAGTTTCCTGTAATGGTTTGATACCGGCCTTTTTAATGTCATTAGGACAGAACAAATACCAATCACCATTATTCTTAACCGCATTCATAAAGTTATCCGGTAACCAAATTGACGTGAATAAATCTCTTGCTCTCATCTCTTCAGCACCTGTGTTCTTTTTAATATCAAGTAAATCAATAATGTCTTTATGCCAAGGTTCAATGTAGATAGCAGCACTACCCGGTCTTCTTCCTTGTTGGTTAAAGAAACGTAGTGATTCATTTACAATTTTAAGGTATTTTAATAAACCTCCCGCAAATCCACCTGATGAATTAATACGACTTTCTTTACTACGAATGTTAGACATACATAATCCAATACCCGCAGCGTCTGATGAATAAGTTGAGATATCATTCAATGTTTGTAATAAACCTTCTCTTGAATCACCATGATTGTATTTCAATACACAAGACGCTAGTTGAGGTGTTTTAGTACCCGCATTAATCATAATTGGTGTTGCAGGTGAAATAAGTTGATTTGATAAAGAATTGTAATATTCCACCGCCTCTTCAAATGATTTAGTCACCCATAGAGCAACTCTCATATACATATGTTGTGGTCTTTCAATTACCTTACCTTCAGGAGTTTTCAACAAATACATTTCTTGTAATGAACGCCAAGCAAAATAATCAAAATTGTAATCATTCTCGTGATTAATTACAGAATCAATATTTTCAGGACCATATTTTTCAATAGTTTCCATTAACATATTATTAATAACTCCATCAACGTGTAAGGTGTGCATTGTGTTACAAAAACTTTCATCAGTTTCTTTATGGTATGCGGAAATAGCAACAGATGACGCCAATCTTGAGTAGTCGTGATGACTACCAGTATAAGACGCAGCTATTTCATATACTAATTTATCTAACTCTTTAGTTGTAATAAATCCTTCAGTTGGTACTGAAGTAATTACTTTAATAAAAATCTCGTCTGAGTTAACATTTAACCCTCTAGACGCTCGTTTAACTCTATTGTAAATTTTTTGGGGGTTAAATGAAACTTCATCTCCCCCTCTTTTTTTAATTTTTAATGACATCATGTTTTTTTAATTAGAAATCGTCAGTGAATGTTAGTGATTCACCTAATTTAGCCTTTTGGTATTCCATTGTTCTTGATTCAAAAAAGTTTCCTTTAGTCTCAACAGCAATTTGTTCCATAAATTTGAATGGTTGTTCAACGTTGAATTGTTTTTTACATCCAAATTTAACTAATAGACCATCTGTCACAAATTCTAAATATTGTTTCATCAAATTAGAATTCATACCAATTAAAGATACAGGTAAAGATTCTGTAATAAATTCTTTTTCAATCTCTAATGCAGATAATAAAATTTCTTTGATTCTTTTTTCACTTGGTTTGTTCTCAACGTGATTATTAATCAAATGAATTGCAAAATCACAATGTAAATTCTCATCTTTAAAGATAAGTGAATTAGCGTTACATAAACCTTGCATAATTCCTCTTGATTTTAACCAAAAGATTGAACAGAATGAACCTGAGAAGAAGATACCCTCAACCGCTGCGAAGGCAACTAATCTTTCTTGGAAAGAAGCGTTCTCAATCCAATCAAGAGCCCATTTAGCTTTCTTTTGAACTGCCGGTAATCGGTCAATCGCATGGAAACATTCATCTTTTTCTGTTTCATCAGACACATAAGTGTCAATTAATAATGAATACATTAACGAGTGAATATTCTCCATCATAATTTGGAATCCGTAAAAGAACTTTGCTTCAGCGTACTGAACTTCTTTTAAGAAATTCTCAGCTAAGTTCTCATTTACAATACCATCAGACGCAGCAAAAAACGCCAATATATTTTTAAGAAAGTATCTCTCATTATCAGATAGGTTTTCCCAATCTCTAATATCGTTAGATAAATCCACTTCTTCCGCAGTCCAAAACGCCGCTTGGTGTTGTTTATAAAATTCCCATATATCATTATGTTCGATAGGGAATATGACAAATCTGTCATTATTTGGTTCTAATATTTTTTCCTTCATGTTTTTAATTAAATTTGTGTTTGTTGACCTTGTTGTTCTCTTTCTCTTTGTTTTCTTTTTTCCAATAGTTCTTTAACCCTATCTTTTTTTCTATCTTCTTGTTGTTCTTCGAACCCTAAGAATGTTACTGAACTTTCTGTGTCGATTTCAAGTAATTCATTATTGAATTTACAATTCTCGAACACAACTCCATCCTGACCTAAACGACTTTTGGTAATCGCAATAGTTGCAAGACCCATCTCTTTTTGTTGTAATGTTTTAGCAACAGAGATAATTACGTGACCAACCTGAGCCTTTTTAATTGACCCACCCATTTGGTCAGTAGTTACAACTTCCGATGAAATTGAAGCTCTGTTACCCTGTGTTGCCGTCCAACCAACTAAATCAAGTTCGTGACACATAGCCTCAAAACCTCTCATTACTGACCCTTCAGCTTTCCATTCATCTTTACTACTTGATTCCGGTAATACACAATCGATATAATCTAATAAAACCATATCAATCTTAATACCATCCGCAATCATCTTTCTAACTTGATTCTTAATTTGACTCATAGTCATCGTATCTGATGCTAATTTTTTCAAAACCAATCTGTTTTGCATTGTCTCCTTAATCTCAGTGATTTTACTCATCACTTCTTCTTTATTTTGAACTAAGTTATCCGGTTCGATACCTGTCCACATAGTGAAGTGTTTTCTTTGAATAATCTTTGGATTATCCTCAAAAAATATTTGAAGTACATTATAACCAAGGTTAAACGCTGTGTTTGAAATTTTAGATAAGATAGTTGTCTTACCCACACCAGTTGGTGCCAATATAACTCCAATCTCACCTTTCGCCAATCCACCTTTAAGTAATTTATCAATCCCCTTAATCCCCATTGGAATTGGATGACGATAATCCTCATCAAGTACTGTGTCTAAATTAGCGAAGATATCAGTTTGACCTTTATCTATCTCTCCAACCTGTAATGCATCTCTCACAAGTCCTTCAACCTTATCATAAGACTCGAAGTCCCCTTGAGTAATAATCTTTTGAGCTTTGTCCATAGCCTTTTGAAGTTCTTGTTGTTTACAGAACTTCAAGGCTTTCTCCTGAACGAAAGTGGTTCCTTCAAATGGAGCCTCTTTAACTTGAGTTAATGTGTCCAAAACAATCTTGGCAACCATCTCTTGGGAGATTTCAGACTTAACTATCTGCTCAAGAGTATCGAAATTAGGAGTAGATTCATATTTCTTGTGATACTCCTTTGTCATCTGTAAAATGATTTTAAAGTACTTGTTGTCGAAATAGATTGGCTCAATAACATCCATAATTGAAGATGAAAAGTCCTTATCTAATATAATCTGATTCAGTAATTGTAATTGAAATGTGTTCCCTAAATAATCGAAATTTTTGTTCATAAATTGTTTTAAAAGTTACCCTTGTATTATTAAATACTTACTTACTTAAGTCAAGTTCCAAATAATTGTAACTTAATTTTTTATCTGAAAAAATGTCAGTCAATCCTCGAAGAGTTTCCTTCAGGAAAGGTCTTACATCGACAGTATAACGAACTTTTGGCGGATAAAATTTTCCATCAAAAATTCTATGACAAATTGTCTGTTCCCCTAATTTGATAATAATGTTAAACATTTCAGGTCCATCAGTGAACGATGTGTCCATAATACTTGGGTCATGAATAATAGAATCTTTATTGTCCATCATGTAGACTAAAGTCTTCATTTTCAAGTATTCTTGAAGTTCTTCTTTGAACTCAGCAACAAATTCATATAGTTCAACCGAACTTTTTGCTTTTGGGTTAAACCCTCTTACGTTAAAGAATCTTTGGACTACGATGTTATCGTTTAATGTCAATAAAAATTCCATCTTAGTGCTTTCTTGCTCTCTCATAAATTTAATTTTTGTTTGTGTTTCGTTTTTCTTTTCTTGTTAATTTCATGAATGGTCTTAGGAAGTTTACCCAAGCTTCATCGTTTTTTGGAAGATATTTGAAGAGACCATCTTCCATCATAAGTCTCATTAAATTTTTATATCCCCTATCTGTTGGGTCAATAGTGTCTGTGATAATTTGGTCAACTAATTCTTTTCCATCGTCTGTTATTAAAGGGTTAGATAAATTAACTATTTTTTCGTTTGTAACATAAAACTCTTCACCAAGTATACCATTTTTACTTTTGCCGGTCAAAATATTTTCCAAAACTTTTGATTTTTTTACTTGCGTGAGAATCCCAGCATTAACTCTTATTTCGTTAATAGTGCATGGTTTAACCAGCATATCCGGGAATAATTTAACCAAAGTTTTTTCACCTAAACCTTCAATACCACTAATATTATCTGAACTATCTCCGGTGAGAATCTTACAAAGTGATACATTATAATGTGGTATTTGAACTTTATTGATGGTAATCATATCACCCTGTTTAAAGTATTGTTTTAAGTTTGGAGAGTAGATGGTCACCCGGTCCGAAATAAGTTGTGTAAGGTCTTTATCTGACGAAAAAATGGTAATCTCTTCGTTAGTCGCCTTTTGACAATAATAAGCAATCAAGTCATCCGCCTCATTGTAAACCATCTCAACTTGTCTAACAAAGACTTCTTCAAGATATTCTTTAATACGAGCGTTTTGTTGTAGATATGACTCGTACTTAAACTCATTCATATCTTGTTTTCTATTTCCCTTATATTGAGGATAAAGTTCTTTCCGAGTGGATGAACTATGTTCGGCATCCCAGAACACAACTACCTTATCATAGTTATGTTCCTCAAGGAATTTCCGAATTGTATTTATAAAGTGGTAAATGGCACCTAAGTGACTTCCGTCATTGTATAGGTCTTTTACTCCGTGGAATCCAATCTTCATTAAGTTGGACCCGTCAATTAATAATGTTTTAATCACAGTGGTGATTTAATGGTGAATAAACTATGCTTCTTTTTCTTCTTTTAGGTCAAAATCACCATCAGTTCCGATGATGTCTTTCCAATATTCTGCGTATTCTTTTTTATATTTTTCAATATTAATTTTTTCTTCCGCAGTGTCTTTTCCCGCAATGAATCCGTGTGGTGTAACAATAATTTTTCCATCGTCATAACCCAATCCATTGATGTGATTTTTCATAACCGACACTTTTGTTCTTGAAGCAAACTTGATAGTTCTTTTGTCTTTGGTTGCAGTAATCTTTGTAGTTCCCGCTCCTTTTTGATTTCCAAATAAATAAACTAATGATGAGTTTAACCAAATCGCCTCACCACCTTTAGCCTTAATCTTTGGTTGTCCAAAAGGATTATCCGGTAATTCAACCCAAGGTTGATTAACAATGATTAAAGTGTTTTCATATTTTGAATCAGATTTACGAGAACCCGAGATTCTTTGATTGATACCCATACCAATCTTATCTGCCAATGTTGATGCATTGTGTTGTTTACCACCTTTACCTTCATAAGTCATTTTACAAGGTACAGAACCTACTGAATCCCACATAAAACATAAACTATAATCTAAGTTTCCTTTTTCTTGTTCATCAAGTAAGTTATTGATATAGT